CGTCCGTATTCAGGGTTTTTTTAATCTTGATAAATAAAAATCCGCAATCCCTGTTTATAATTGACCGAGTAATTGTTTGTGCGCCAGACGGCTGATAAACCTGAACGCCCTTTGTGCCTTCATAAATCGCAGAAGCGTTCGTTGTCACATCAACTTCCGTGCCACCACTCCACCCGTCTTGTCCATTTAAATCACCGACAGTTAAATCATTGAATTTTTGCTCATAATCAATGACAAAACCATAACCGCCGTCCAGAATTAACTTGCTGATAAAATCAAATTCCCTCGGCGAAAATGCTTTATTAAATTCGTCCTCTGCCAGCAAATTTATAAAGTCAACCACAGTTTTTTGGTAATCCAAATCAACAAAACTTTCCACACCGCCACTCGCAACCAAACTGACCTGCGGTATGACATTAACCCGTTCTACAAAATCTGTTATCGCAAAACCTGCCGACCTGATAATCGCAGGCGTGAATGTAATTGTCGTATATCCGCTCGCATAAACAGGCGAACCGCTTATCGTTTTGCGTTCCCTAACTGTATTATCTGCCGTGTAAATATCAATTTTATTTGTGTCAAAAAACCTTGCCGTCATATCGCCTGTGATTGTCAAAGTCGTATCTGTCACCGCTATCGCTGACAATAAATTATATTTTTCGTATGTCCGCTTTGCCCAGTCATAAACCAATCCAATTTCCTGCTGAAACGCTTGAAGTTTTGAACGATAAACTCCCCTTGTCAATCCAGTTTTAATTTTTATCTGTTTATTTACGGTATCTACATCAACGCTTGACCTGCCTAAATAAGCACTTGTGCCATAATTATTAGCAAAATTCGTGGTCATCGTGATTTTTGTCGTATCACCAATAACAATATAATCGTAATAATGTTGCGAACTGCCAGCAAAAGATTTAAGCGTCAAATTTACCACGCCCGTTTCTGTTGCATTTTCGCCATTCAGTTGCGCCGACCAACTTCCGCCATTCACCCTGACTTTAAATTTTCGTTGCCCTAATCCTTCAAAACCGCCTGCGGTATATTCAAAAGCAACTTCAATAAAATAATAATTGCCAAATGTATATGGCACTAAATTTGTCCAGCCACCTATTCTATCATATGCCTGAATGTATCCGTTAGTAGCACAAGCAATATCAATATCCATTGTTCCGCTTGCCTGTCCAGTCAACCAAACATATGGCGTAGCATCGGTTTGAAGCATTGGTTTTAAAGCAAAAGCAACTCTACCGTAGGTCATAACTGAAAAAGTTTTTGTGGCTTCTGCGTGCGTTCCAGTATTTACAAAAGCAAGATGTTTTGCTCCCTCGTATGGCGTGCCTGTTGCCATAACTCGCAATTCGTTTTGTGTTTCTGTCCAGCCATTTTGTCCATTCAAAGCACCATCAACTAAAGTATTAAAATCCTCAATCCAGCGAAATGGACTTGTGCCAACTGTGATTGATTGGATAATTTTTGTTTCAATTTTCCCTGTGGTCACATCAAAAATATCAACTTCCTGCCCGACTTTTGCCCACGAAGGAATTGTTGAAAAATAAATATCTGCCTGACCTGACGGCACGGCAATAGTTATTGCGTTGCTACTGCTGTCAATTTTTGCCGTGTCCGAAAAGCCGTCAAAAAACAAACCCTGATATGGCGTGTATTTCGTGGCAAAGTAATTTTCTAAATATAACTCAAAAATATTGTGGGCGTTCGTCGTGATTGCGTCCACCATACTATTTACATCATCAGCAGGCAAAGGGTCGCCTGCAATATAATCGTTTCGCATAAATTTGTTAGCGATTTAGATTGTCTTTTATATGAAACGCTTTGTGTTTTTTCTGTGTCATTACAGCCAAATTCACAAATCTATTATCGCTTTTATTATAATTTTTATGATGCACTATTTCGTTTTTAAACAATTTTCTGCCCAAATGTTTCTGCATTATCAGCCGTTCCTGCTTTATCCAGCCATTTTTTGTTTTAACTAAAGTGTAATCGTGACTAAATCTTTTTGAACCATACGGTTTCCAGCGAGGATTTGATTTGCTTCGCCAACGCTTCCCACTTTCCCGCCAAACTTTTTTCATATGTGCCATTTTCCCCGACTTAAAAGCATTTTTTATTCGCTTTGATTGTTGTTTTTTCCACTTTCTACTCCACTTTTTTCCTAATCTATTTTCCCGTGATATTTTTGAACGCAATCTGAAACAGCATTTTTTACTTCTACAAGTTTTTACTGAAACCCAACTCGGTCTGATGTTAAATTTTTTTCCGCAAATTATACAATGTTTTATCATATACATTCATCGTATAACAGCGTGACTTTATAGTCAATTGAATGTAATGGTATAATCAACGGTAAGCGTATCTAAATTTGACTTTGTAATATCAATTGCCACGCGAGAAAATAAAACGCCGCTATTCGGCGCTCCAGTTCCGTTTATATGCAAACCTGCCTCTTTGAACGCTCCCGTTGTCTCAACTGCCGTGTAAAAAGCCGTGCAATACAGAACATTATTCGCGTGTGTTGCGCTGGCAATCCCTTTGCGATAACTTTCAGTTTCTAACTGTGTATCGGAATTTTGCGGCGCGGTCACTCCAGTTCCTAATGAGGTATAATTTATTTTTATCTCATTGACGCTGGCAATGCCACCCTCAAGCGCTTTTGCAATTTGCGCGCGTCCGACTGTCGGGATTAAATTGCAATACTCATACACGCGCTTTTTGCCTGTCAAGATATTCTCAAGCGTAAAACGCCAGACACCTTCCGCAAATTTGACACTCTCTTTTTTTTGTATCCTTTTGTTTGTCATAAGTTTATTTTTAAAAATCCTTTTGTTAGAGGACAGATTTTTTTACTGTCCTCAATTATGTTTTATGGTTTTTGGCAATTCGTTTGGCGGCGCAATACGGACATTCCGTAAAATAAAATTCAATATCCGACACTTCAAATTTATAAACGCGTTTCACAAAACTGGAAAACGCAACATACTTCCATTGCCAGTCGCCGCACACGCGCACCAAGCCGCACTTGCACACATACAACATAACTTTGCGCATTTTTCTACCCCCTTCTAAAAGGAATTTTAAAAGGACAATTACGCTAACGCTCCACCATCTAAAGCTAACTCTCTTTTGTATCCAGTCGGAACTGGAAACGGCGCAAGGACAAATTCTGTCGGATAATTCAGCGCTCGCGGCGTGACTACTTCCGTTGCCGTGATGATTTCGTATTTTCTGTTATGGTCTGATAAAACTACAACGCTCTCGCTGATTGTGATTTGCTCAATCGCCAACTCAATTTTGTCCAACACTTCGTCCGCATTGATTTGAATTTCCTTGTCTTTTTGTATTAACAATTTTTGAAGGAACTCTATGCCACCCATTTTTTCTGCTATCTGCGCCGTCACATTATATTCTAACTCATCTGGCGTTTTTAAATACGCGCTGATACTCCTGATTATAAAAAAATCATCTATGTTTCGGACTGTGCTTTGTATCCTGATTTTCTGACCAACTTCCAATCCGCTTTGTTTTGTCTTGAACTTTGCCTCTTTTGTCGCTTCTGCCCATAACAGAACTTCAGATTTTGCCTTGTCGCGCGCTCCTTCCTTTGAATTGATGCTTTTGTCTATGACTTTATGCTCGTATGCGCCATACTGTCCGATTGACACATTGTCTTTTGTTTTAATTATAACAGGAATATGCGGCAAACCGCTAACTTCAACTTCCTGTCCAATGGTCGGCTTGTTATCATCGCGCCACTTCACCGCCTTCTCTTGAAAATTATAAAGACAGTCGTAGCTGGCAGGGTCATCAATGTTATCAATGCCGACATTCTGAACAACTGTCGCCTTTTTGACTACTATGCTGGAATATCTGAAACCTTGTTTAAAAACTTTTGCCACGCCGTCTGCTGTTTCCTTCTCAATAAAATTCGTGCCTTTGAACTCGCCACCTCTGACATAAATCGTATTGCGCAGATTTTTTATTTCTGATTTGACCACTAACGAATTGTAAAAATAACTTTCGTTGGTATCAGTCAAATCAAAAGGCGCAACAGCCGCATCTTTGCTTTTAAAAAAGATGTCCTTATTCTCATCAACATACCATTGATAGGCAAACAACTCGGCTAATTGCTGAAAACATTTGCTCGGCTGTTCGTAATTAAAAGCGATATAATTTACCAACTCTGGCGCGTCAACCTGTGTTTGTGTAAATCCAGCAGGCAGGACAGTCGTCACAATATCGTTGATAATAAAATTTACAGTTTTATTTTCGTAAATTTTTATCACCAATTTCCTATCCAATTCGTGTGTGTGGTCTTTGCAGGCAACTCTAATCAATTGCATTTTTGCCCTTGCGACTTCCTCACGCTCAACGACTTTACCGCCAAAAAGTTTTGTTGAATTTTGAAAAAACTCTATGTCATCGCCTAACTCTGGCTTATATGTTTTGCCGCCATACAGTTTGATGTCAAAATTTAGCGTGTCAACCTGATTAGTTATAAGCGAATTAAAACGGACACTCTGCCAATCAATCAAACTCGTTTTATCAACGCTATTTATTTTAATTTGAACTGGCATTTTTTTAAATTCTCATCTGCAAATTTAACCGCCTTATCAGCGCATCGCCAATTACCATTGCGGCTTCGTCTGCATCAGACGCAAAAATTGTATTGCCATTGACAAAAACATTATAAGTATTTCCAATTGCGCCTGCGCGGTTTAACGGGACAACTGCCTCTGCGCCTTTTTCACCCAACATACCTATTGTCGGGCGCGTTATAATCCCACCCTGTTGAAAACCAAGCACCTTGCCAACCTTACCTGCCGCACCGCCTATTGCACCCGTCACAGTCGTCAAGGGTGTAGCCAGTAAAGCCGCCGCCGAATTATAGGCGTTTATTGCTACCTGAACTTTTGCCTCAATCCAACTCACAACTTCCTGTATTTTTCCTCTTATCGCGTCCCAGATTGCAAATGTTGCCGCTTTGATATTTTCCCAGTTTTTAATTATCGCTATTGCCAGCAAACCAACTCCGCCTGTTAGCAAAATGACGATATACTCCCAGTTTGCCGCCAGAAAATCTTTTATCCAACTCCAAACTTCTAATGTTTTTTGCTTAACTAAATCCCAGTTATAAATTATCCAAACTATCGCCGCTACCAATGCGATAATCCCAGCAATTATCAAAACTATCGGGTTAGCGGCAACAAAAGCCAGAACTACGCCAAACGCCGTAACCAATGCCGTGATGGTCGGCATAATCAAAATCAATCCGCCAACGACAGTCAGTAAAACTCCTAACCCTGCGCCTAAAATCACAATCCACTTTGTCAATTCGGGGTGTGCCTGTGACCACGCCACAATCGCTTCAATGACTGGCTTTATTGCTTTAAGCACATCTATTAAAATTGGTATTAAAATTGCGCCGATATCCTCTTGAAAATTTTTAAACTGCTCCTGTGCCGCTTCCATCTGGACAGAAAAAGTGCTGGTCATTTTTTCTGCCGTTCCGCCAAAACTTGTTGTCAACGCATCTAAAATTTCTGTCTTTGTTGCGGTATCCTCTAACTCTATGCCATATTGCCGCAATAGTTTTGGCATACCTTGCAACGACATATTGACTGCGTATGTCGCTGTTTCTAAATCAATGTTTTTTGCTCTGGCTAAATCCATTGCCAAACTTGCACCTCTCATTCCAACTTCCGCATCGCCAGTCGTTTTTGTTAGCCGCGCGACTGCCAATGTCACCGCTTCGTTATCAAAACCTAACTTTGTTGCTACGCTCCCAGCATCAATCATCTCTTGACGCAAATCCGCCAACGACATATCTGCTTTTTTTGCCGCGTCACCTAAAGTGCCGACAATCGCATCAAATTGCGCCATCTGCTTCTGTGCATCGGCGGCGGCTTTTACGGCAAAACCAAAACCTGCGGTTATTGCACCGCCAACTGCGGCAAAAGTTATGCCGAGCGTCTTGATACTTTTAGAGATATCCGCTACCTTCGCGCTTGCCTCATCTTTTGCGGATATTACTATGTCCAATGTTGCGGCTGTTGGCATTTTTTTGCTTCAGTTTGCGCTCTTGATAGTTAGCATCAATGCTAAACTTCAAAATCAGCAACCTGACAAACCAATCTGGCTGGCTCATAAAAGTCCAGAAGTCCCAACCCATTTTTTCACAGACCATTACCATCACTAAATCCTCATCAATTTTGCCTTCGCCACGCTCCAGAAACAGATTATAACTAACGGCTATATCGTTTTTTTTTCCTCAAACTTTGCGGCATTGATGATTTTATAAATTTCCCTCACGACAAAATCATAATCCTCTGCGCGCATTGCCAGAACTATCTCAATGATATTATCTGGCTTGCCATCAATGCTAACGATAACAGTCGTCAACGCTTTATTTTCGTAAAGTTCAACGACATTTCCTTTTAGTCCTTCTAACTGTGGGACATCACCCATTGACTTAATCTGCATCTCGCTGGTAAAAATGCCTTGCAACGCTCTTTTTTCTGAACCGATTAAATATGTTTTTATGACAACGCTTGAACCCCCCATCGGCGTTGTTATCGTTTTTGTTTCGCGTTCCATTTTTTTAATAACTTACAGTTTCGTTAGTTAGTTTTGCTGTCGCCATTTTCGCGTCCGCGATGGAATAATACGCGGTCAATGTCAACGCCTGACGAACCAAATCATTGTTTGCGCCGCTCCGTGCGAACTCCGTGATTAACACTTTAGCTAAATCAATCTGAAGTGTCGGATTGCTCGCTACGCCCAGCGTGATATCTGTATTTTTCAACTCCAATCTCATCGCCTTTTTTGTGCCTGCCAGCGCCAGCGTCTTATATGTCGCGTCATCATAAAGCAATTCAACCGACCCTTCCAACCTGAACTCTTTGTTTAGGATATCATTCGGCTCTACGCTTCCGATAACATCGTCCGTCTCTATGTTTTTGCTAAAAGTAAGCGTTACTGTTTTGACCTTAACAGGTGTTGCCGCGCCTAATCCAGCCAAATCATCGGCAAATTTAACTATGCAATGCTGTGCGACAAATTGATTTTCCGCCGTATATCCAGCCGTATCTACTGCCGTTCCGCCTTTTTTGCCGATAAAATTAACCGCATAGCGGACAAAATTGCCCAACTCGGCGGTTATCTCTAAAGTGTTTAACATACTCATCGCAAAGCGGACATTCTCGGCAGGGTGTTTCAAAGCCAAAGTCAAAGACGGGTGCTGAACTGATTGATTGACGCTGAAACTATGGTCATAAACAATCGTTTCGCCTGATGCCAGCGCGGAACTGATTGAACCAAACAGCGCCAAAAGTAAAAGTCCAAAACTCTTATCTCTGACTAACCCCTCTATGTCGCCCTGTGAGAATTTTTTGACAACCTTTGCATCTATGTCGCCTTCAATCACACAGACAGTTTGCTCATCTGTCGCCATCTCAATTGTATCCTCAACCCCATTTGAAACAGCAGGTATCCAGAATGTCGGCGCGACTGCCGTGCCTCTGGCTGTCTCTTTGCCAATGCCTAAATTTACCTGCCTACCAATAAAACTTGGCATAAATTTATTTTTTCGGCTTCATCGCCTCAAGTTTTTCTAACGCCTCTTGGAGCGACTTTGCCTTAATTGTTATTTGATAATCGGGAAAAAAGTAATCATCACCGACCTCTGCTGTTGATGATTTTATTTCCTCTTTTTTTACTGTCTCTTTTTTGCTCATAATTTTTTACATTATATCCGCTAACTGAACGCAGGTTAGTTTGATTTCCGCCACTCGGATAACTCCACTTTCTCTGGTTTGATAACCCCAGACAGAAGGAGTGGCAAAACTTAACTGAACTGCGCCATTGAGGGTATATTTTTTATCAAAAGCATCAATGATTAAATCTAAAACTTCACGCATTACTCTGTCCGCTTTTTCGTGGTCTGTCGCACCTGTTGCTTCCATCGGAATATGCACTCGCACAGTAAAAACATACTGCCTGCGATTTTGGCTTGTCGTTTCAAAGTCATTCCTGTTCTCGCTCGGATAAACAACAACCGCAGGATAGCCAGTAAAAGTTCCTTTGTCATAATCCCAAACTTCCTGTATATCCGTGATGCCTTGCAGGATTGACTTTATTGCGGCGATGATGCTTACGAAAGACATAATTTTTTTTCCTTATCAAATTGGCAATGGCACTTAATACAAAATTCAACCCAATCTTTTCTATCCCTTTTATACTTATGGTCTTTATTCGCCCATTGTAATTTTATTTTTGTGCCACAATTTTTACATTTAACTGGACTACCAAAATGTCTATAAACCCAATCGTGTAATGCACGATATCCAACTTTTGCGCCTTTCCAAAAATGATGCTGTTCATTGTGGCGTGCCATTTTTATTTTTGTTTCCTCGCTATGTTTTTGCCCTAATCTTAATGTTTTTAATAATGACAAATGTTTTTCTGTCCTTTTATATTTTCCAGATGGAACGCATTTCCTACTACAATAAATCGGATTTCGGTTTTGATATTCAGTTCCGCAAGTTTTACAAATCATAAAAATTTATCGTTATTGTTTTTCCTTTTTAAATACCAGACATAAATCATCACTAAAATCAAAAGCAATATCGGCAACCATAAACTCTTGACAAAACTCTCGGCTAAATTCATAAACCACAGAATAAAATGTTTTAAAAGATGGACTATTACATTCCACAAACGATACAGAGCGTTTAATATGTTTGACATTCTATTTTGATTGTGTTGCTATTCGCTCCACAATTTTGCCTAATGCTTCATTGAAAAATCTGACGATATCGCTTTTGTGCTTCTCAACTGATGATTTTAAAAATGGCTGTCCTTTTGTGCCTCGCCTTGATATCGCGCGCGCGATAGGAAACGCCAAATTCTCATCGCCTAATTTTCTGCGCGCCCAATCTTTTAACGCTCTGATAGGCGGATAATGCGGACGCGTTCCTTCGTGAACATACGGCGCATATTTTGCAATTGAAAAAACTGATGCCTCAAGCGGTCTCAATTCGTATCCGATGCTATCCCGTAAAAACCCAGTCGCGCCGAACGGCGCTTGCCTTATCGCCTCGCCTTCCACAATCCGCGCCGATTTTTCTAAAGCATAACCGATTTCCTCTATGGTGATGCGCGGCGCTTCCGCAAATGCCTGCTGAAACCGCTCAATGTTTTCTACCTTGAACACCATTTGCGTTGGCATAATTTTAACTTAAATTGTCAACAATGATTGCTTTTTTATAACTGATGTTACCCATATTATAACTCTTAACGCCCTTAACTGTATATTCCTTCGCGTCAATTGTCACTCTGTCACTTTCAATGATATCCGATGCCAACGGACAAAACAGATTAAAAGTTTTGCCAAAAACTCCTTCAACCAACGCCGCTTCCTCTGGCGTTGTTTGCTGGACATTGCAGGCAATTGTGCTGGCGGTCTGATAATCGCTTTTATCCGTATTGCCGACAACAACAGTCAACCTTTTGATTGCCGCCGATTTTGTAAAATAGTGAGTTATACTCATACGCGATATCTTTTATATCTGGACAAAGTATTGTCAATGAATTTATCTGTCTCTGTCTCTGCGCTTTTATAATTATAACTGACCGAGTATTCACCCAAACTCTCGCTGGACACTTCACCGCCGCCGCCGCCTGTTTGCCTCTGATAAAATTCGTTGGCTACCATCTGCGCGCAAGCCATATCTAAATCAACTGGCACAGTCGCATAACCACCTTTGTATGTTATCTGATAATTGTTATTGCCGATTGTCGTGAAAAAATCTGTCTCAACAATTCCTGCTTCCTTATCCGTGTAGTATTTTGTCACGGCGATTTCTACAAAAGTGACCGCATCAGTCCGCTCCTCAATTTTGCTCAAACTGTCAACGGGATAATTTTTGACAATTATCATTTTTTTGCCCGTCCCGTCATACAACTCCGTGATTTCGTTAGCAGGTTTTAAAAATGTCCTGCCGCAATATGTCTCAATCCACGCAGACACGGCATTGATTAAATAGGTTAGCAAAGCATCTTGACTGCCATCAGTTATATTTAAAAGCAACTTGACATTTGCCAATGTTGTTAGCATAGTTTTATTTTTTAGTCCTTACTTTTTTACTAAACGCCTTCGCTCTTGGCGCGTTTGCCATCATCTTATTTTTTGGCGGCTCTTTTATCGCCTTTGTTTTATAAACCTCGCAAATGCCAGCATCAATCAAAGTGTTTGCCTCTGGTTTTTCTACGCCTCTGATATCGCCAATCGCATAAGGACAATATGGTCTGATATATTTTACGACTATCATAAATTTAAAATTTAATAATTATGCGCCGTGTCCTGACTACCGACTTGCGCCGATAATCAGAGACGACCCACAAGTAGTCAAAATTTTTACTTCACTCCAGTTAGCAGATTAAACGCTTCTGCCAGCAACATCTGACCATCAAGGCGCTCAATGACTTTCAACCACAATTCGTGATTGATGAACGCATCGCCGCCTTCAGTCGTTTGCTCAACTTCCATTGATTGTCTGTCGCCGATGGCATAATAACTCATATCAGCCAGCCAAATCTCACTCTCATCTGCACCAGTTCCTAAATTGATAGGAATGTCATCGCACTCCACGACAGGACGACCAAAGATTGTTGCAGGCGCTTCGCCAAACCCATCAGTCCACAGATAACGACCCAGCGTGCCGTCCTTCAAAGTGCGGCATAGCTGGATTACGCTATTGTGCATCAGCCAGATTGCATTTTTCCGATACTGAACAGGCAAAGCATAATAAAGCGCTATCAAGTCATCGCCAGTCAAGTTTGCACCTGCCTGCGGTATGCCCGTAATGCTGTATTGCCTAAACCCCTTTGGCTCGCCAGTTCCCGAACCACCAACAAACGCCGTGTCCTCTGATGCCGCAAATGCTTTTGCAAATCTGCCAGCAACATAGTTGACTATGTTGATAGCGCTATCCGCAAACAACTCTCGGCTCATTTTAGACAATCCAGTTAGTTTGTTTGTGTTTAGAATGACCTGACCCCAGTCGGGATTACTCTCAACCAACGGCGCGCTTTCTGCCTTCCAGTATGCCGTCACAGCCGCGCCTTCAACTGGGATTTCCAGTTTGTCGCGACCCATCGGCAAAATCTGCGCGTATGGTCTGATTGCCGCCGCCTTCAGTAATTTTTCCGTCACAATCGCTCTAAATTCTGCTGGCACAAGGTATCCGCCATCTGCACCCATTCCTTCGGATAATGCTTTCACAGTTCCGAAATCGCGAGCCGCAAACGCTTGTAACCATCGTGCCGCCTTCTCAATGCCGACTAAATCCTTGACTTCCTTCGGCACTTCAGCGCTAATTGCCTTCCGTTTCATTTCCTCAATTAGCGGCGCATTGCTTTTTTCAACAGCTTCGTTGATAAAAGTTGCCAACTCCTCTGGCGTAACTGACAAATCCTTTTTTTCGTTGTCCATTTCTATTTTGCGACTTGGCAAGGATTTTTTAAACCCCTGCCAAATCACAAATCAATTACTATTTAATACTATTTTGATTGCGCGGTTAGCGGCTTCAATCCGTTTATCCGCGTGCTTCAACGCCGAACGAGCAATTATAAGTGCCTGTTTATGCTCGCTCACATTGTCCGACCCAGCTTTAGGCACACCGACATTATCCTTACTGGTTTCGCTATTTTGTAGCAAACTTTGCAAGGCATCTGCGGTAATTTTTATATTGTCTAACGCTAATTTTATTTTTTCACGATTAACCTCGCTTATCATTTTTGGCTCTGGCGGCTCGGCTGGCGGCTCTGGTGTCGCCTCTACTGCCTCTACCGCCTCTGGCGCGCCTTCCGTGACCTCTGGCGTGGCTTCTGGCTTTACTTCCCCTGCCTCGCCGTCCTTGCTTTTATGCTCATTTACCCAGTCAACGGCTTCCTCTATTGACCATTTTTCCTTATCAAACAGATACTTTTGGACGACTGTGCTTCCGTTCGGGTCTGATTTTAATTTTCCGATAACGGCTTTTATACCCTCGCGCTCGCTAATATCAATTGTCCTAAAACTATCCTCAACAAACAAATTCGGGTCTCTAACTCGGATATGTATAAAATCGCCAATTATCTCTGGCTCTGGCTTCAACTCGGCATCTACATCATCGCTGTCTTTTAATTCAATGCCTAAACTGCGCGCAACCACCAACGCATCTGGATTGGCAGGAACAGGAACGCCAGATATCTCAAGCAATTCTACATCAGTCCACTTGCCGTCTTTGAGTTCAGACAACGGATTAAATCCGACAGAAAACGCGTTTAAAAATCCTTCCTTATACATCTGCCAGACCTTTTTTGCGAACTCATCAATCTCGGCGGCAAAGCGCGGTTTAAACATCAACTTATCGTCAATGATGCTGATTTCCTCAATTTTTCCGATTGGCAAATTACTATAATTATGCGCCCATTGCAAAACTGGATTTCGTTTGAAGTTATCAAGCCGCCACGCTGTCGGCTCAATGATTTCGCCTTGCCTGTCTTTTTTGCCTGTTGACGCAACAGCCACTTCCAGCGTGTAATCATCATTAACCTTTGTCACTAATCCTTTTAAAAATTGTTTTATCATAAATTTTTGTCGTTTTACTCTTTTAGTTTTGAGGGTTTTTTATTTTTTATTTTATTACAGCAATCACTTTACATCTGCAATTTATTATATTGCCTGCGCTACCAACTGGGTCTCTGGGATATTGCAAACTTTCGCCAGAAATTTCAAACCGATTATTAACAGGGACTATCTGCCCGTCCGCGCTGATATGGTCATAGTCATCGCCATAGCCAGCGCCGCGTGTCCTGTCATCAATGACGCTTATCCACTCCTTCTCATCAACGACTTTTGATTGTGTCATTCCTTCCCAACTGCCATAATTTAGCGCCGACCCCATCTCTGTCCGCGCCATTCGCTCGGCTCTGTATCCAGTCGCCATATCATAAACATTCTCAACTCTGGTTTTTAAATCAGCAATACTCTCGCCTTCCAATAATCCAGTTTTTAATTCACGCCGCAATTGCCTAATAGTCGCATCATTCACCTTCAGCGCAAACTTACTGCTCTGCTTCCTTAAATAGTTTGTGATTGTGACAACCTGTAAATCAAAAGCAGAAAAAGGAACGCCGACTAATTCTAAACTTTCTGCCGCGCCGTCCATCAAAGTATCAGTCAAAAGCGGCTTCTCAAATTTTATGAACGCCTGAACTGCCTCTTTTTTATCAAACAACACATCGTCAATCTTTTTCTGCAAATAAAGTTTCATCAATTGTTTTGGCGCATTGATTAACCCTATTTTATGCAGAACTTCCTCTTTTTGCGCCTCAAACAACGGCTTTATTTTGAGAACAAAATTTTTTTCCTTCCTATCAAGGTTTTTTAAATACGCCTCAACAATCTGCTTTTTTCGCTCGGCATCTAATTTATTTTTACGCTCAATTTTAATCATAAGCCGATATCCTTAACTAAAAATGCAAAACACTTTGTTGTGCTATATTGAAAAATGAAAACCAACCTATACCCTTTTTCTAACTGGACATTAAGCAAATCCTCAATCTGGTTTTTGGTTAGTCCTGACGCTATCTCAATGACTTTTACTTTTTGCTTCATAATTCGGTTTCACTAATTAAATTTAACTCATACCTGTCGGCGTTTTGTAAAAACTTTACATCGCTCCACAGGATATTAACTCCGTCAATTTTTCCTTCAAACTGGCTATAACTCAAATCAGTAATAACAGTCGTTTCGGCAATAATAATTTCGTCAACTTTCGTTGCCGCCGTCTTGTGGTTTGTGTCAAAATCGGACAAGTCCGCATCATTCTGCGTCTTTTGTGCATCGCTTAAACCAACGATATTGCCATAACCTCTGTAAATTGTTTTTTTGTATAAATACATAACTTTAAACTACTGCTGTTTCCGCCCACAAAACTGTGAGCGCGTGAACTACATTAACCTTTGTGCCTTGAACTGTCACCAGCATATTTTCATTTTCCTCTAAAAATCTGGCTATCATCAAATCTCTGTTAAATACGCCCAAACCAATCTGAAACACCTCTAACAAAGTGCCTCTGGCTGATATGGTCGGGGTTTTAAAAATAGTCGCTACTGCTGTATCTGACTGCGACTTTTTCAATTTATTCGCCGCCAAACTTGTGCCATTTGCCGTGATAGTCGGGTCGCGATAAAACCTGACAATTGAACCTTGTGTTGTTGAACTGTCAATTGAAAACAAAAACTCCTTGAAACGGACATACTTGCCCGAACTGGCTGGATTTTTTAAGAGCATAAAATCTGTTTCAGTAGAACCAGTTACAGTCAAAGCATCAGAAGTCGCCACAAAACCCTTGCCGTCTTTGACTAAAACACTCCAACTATCCTCTTGCAATTCAACTGGAATTATTAAATCCTCTGGCAAAGTAACCAGTAACGCTTTTTTATTCGTCAAAACAGTTTCAACATCTATCGGGTTGCTATCTTTGTCATAAATTGAAACATCTTGCGTGGTCAACGGGTCTGCCATAAATTAAATCCTTATCGGACGGCTTTTGTATTAAAGCCGTCATTAAAAATTCAATTATTACGCCGCAATTTCTGCGCCATTCACCCAGCCGTATAAATCGGCATTTGCCATATCTCTGTTTGTAATTTGAAGCGTTATTTTTTCTGCCGCAGGAACTTCAATCGGATTAGGCAAGGTCACATCGTAATTCGGCATAGATGTTGAAGTAAAAGCCGTTGCCACTACCGCTTGGCTTCCGACTGCACCAGTCAATAATTCAATTTTTGCTCTGCCGCTACACGCACCCTGAAACTGTTTTATCAAAAAAATTGTGCTGGACGGCACGGCATAATCAATCACTTTTGTCGGCGTATTCGGCGCAATACCAGTTTTAGTATCGTATAAGTGTTTTTCTACTGCCGATGCTGTTTCGCTAAAATGCACTTCCCAAACATCGCCGCTTTTTTGCGCAACAGCAATTGCGCCATCTGCATCAACCGCCAATTGTTGTGTCGGCGTTGTCGGGTCAACGATTACCGCTTTCACATCGCCGTCTGTTTCTGTTCGGACTGGCAACGAACTATCAAAATCTGGCATAATTTTTGGTCGTTTTAATTTTTAATTTTAATTTGCTCCTCTGTTTTATTTATTTCTATTTTTAAACTGGCAAGCGTTTTTTCTAATTCATCAATCCGCTTTTTTAGTTTCAACACTTCAACTTCCGCGTTTTTATAAGCATTGTTTTGTGCATACAACCGCGCCTGCAATTCCATTTTAAAAATTTCCTCATCATAATTCATAGCCGTATAACCCCCCACTAAAAATTCTATTAACTGGTTTCAAATTAGTCGCGCGCAATTCAACTGTCTGTCCGCTCGGCACTCTGATATCAAAACTCGCATTGATGCCGCGCTCTGTCCACGCATTGCGCCATTGCCATTTTGCGGCAGTCCCGACATAAACCTTGAACAATCCGTCATCAATTCCTTCACAGATAATCCCGTTGATTGTTAGCGTCTTGCCTGATGTCGCGGTCAAGGTGGCTAACACTTTTTCTGTCGCTGGGACGCAAGTTTGCTCACTCCAATTATGCTGATAAATTCCTGCGCCGCCACCAGTTATCGCGGCTAATATCTGGTTTAATAAAGTAATGACCTGCGTTAAATCTGTTCCGCCGCCGCTTGCCGCATAAACAACCTGCTCAATAGCGCGGTAAAACTTCTCGCCATCACTTAACCTAACGCTTATCGGCTTTGTCGGGTCGTTGCTCAAATATCTCAACGGACGCAATGCCGCCAGCAATTCCGCATCTTGTTTCACGGAAATCTTTTTTAGGAACTCTCGTAACTCCTCAATCTGTTTTGTGTTTTTAAAATGCTCCTCACCTACTAAACTTTCTGCCGCTCTTATCATCGCGCTCAAATCCTCGCGCAACGGCTCTAAACTAATTTGATTTTTAACCTTAACTTCGTCCAGAGGATTTAAGACCTCAACTTTTTGAACTTCCTTTTTAAAATCATCGGGATTATCTACCTTGACAATTCCTTCAATCCGTTGTTTCGCTGGCACTTCCAGTTTTATCGCTTCAACCTTCTCGCCTAACTCTTTTGTATGGTCAATTAACTGCTCAAACGCTTTTAATAACTCTGCAATTTTTACTTCAAAAACCACTCCGATTTTATCGGCGATTTTTGTCGCGATTTTATTTTGTTCCACTTCCAGTTTTTTTGCTTCAATCGCGCCACGAATTTTATCACTATTTAGCGGTATCATTTTGTTTTAACTCAAGCGCATCTGCCGCTAACTTTTCTGCGATTTCCTTTTTTTCCTCAACTATCATCAAATCCTTTTTCGTTTTATCCAGTTCGCTTTTATAAAAATCACGCTCCAACTCCAACCCCGTCTCTGTCAAAATCGCAACGGCTTCCTGCTTCGCTTGACTGACATCTTTTTGCTCGGCTGATTGTTTTTTCTCTACTAACAATTCAATTTTCCGTCTCATCGCTTCAATTGCCTTGCGCTTTTTGTTGCCAGCCAACAATTTTTTTCTGCTTATCTTATACTTTTTGTCTGCCTTATAATTCCTCGCCTTCGGCGCTTTTAAAACCACCATATCGGCGTTTATCCCTTCCGTGCCTGCCTCTGTCTCATCTGTTGTCTCGCCATCAGCACTTACCTCACCAAACGGCATCATCGCAATTGACTGATACAAACTGTCGCCGCCGTCAACTGGCGGCAACCCTTCCGCGCTTCTGATTTCGTTTGTTGTTAGCCAGCGATTAAATCCCTGAACATACTCATTGATTTTTTCCACTCTATTTTCTGGGGTCGGGTCGTCAAAATCTAAATACAGATTATCGCCATAAAGCGGCATCAAAAATTCATTCAGCGTTTCAACTAACGCCTGCATTTTAGGTTTAACCACTCTTGAACTGAACACATAGTTTGTCGCTTCCGCGTTTGAAACAGTCACATCTTGAGTTATGCCCAGCACAGTTTTTGGCACGCGCCATATTCCTAAAATCTCATCACGCGTCATTTCCTTTTGCCTCATAAAATCCATATCCTTTTGACTAATCTGCATCTGTGTATATTCTAAATCACCTTCTAAAATTGCAATACGATGCGCTCTGTCCGTGCCTTGATGTTGCGCTTCCCACTCTCTTGATAAACGCTCATACTCATCATCTTTCATTCCGCCTTTTGCTATCAACACTCCATCGGGACGCGCGCTGTTATAAAAAAAGTTTCTATTCCACTCTGAACTGTATCGCTCCGTATCAATTGACAGCGCCGCCGCCTGAACAGGCGACAGTCCGCGATACGGATTTATCGGATTAGGATATTTAAAATGAATTACCTCAAACGGCTGGAATGTTAGCGTCTTTTGCACCATACGATAAATATACCCTTTGATAAAAGTGTTTGCATCTGGCACGACATCAACTAAATCTGGTCGCAAAATCCACAACTCTTTTATCGGGTCTGTCGGCTTCGGATTTTCCTTGCCGCGCTCCAGAAACCAAAAACACTCACCCGTCAACTCCATATAGGTTTGATGCAGTTTCAAAAAATCTGCCTTTGTCTGGAACGGATTGACTTTATAAAGCAAATCCAGCGCATCGCCTTCCTCAAGTTCCACAATCTCGCCGTTAGTCATCTGCATCAATTTAAAATCTACATTGGCGATTTCCTCTGCGATGGCAGAAACGCAGGCATAAACCCAGCCCTGCATTGCTTCCAACCTTTGTGTAACATTGGCGGCTGGCGGCGCATTGCCATAAATAACTGGAAACGCGATATGATGCGCCTGTTTTCTCATTGCGCTGAAAACTCTTTGAAAAATGTTAGGCATAAAAAAATAAAACTCCTCAACTCTACGCTTTTACAAGCGCTGAAGTGAGAAGTTTAGCATTACGAAAAATTAGGCAATTCACCATTTAATTTTGGTCGTGCTTCCACTCATATTTTACAACTAACGGCAATCAAATGTCAACAACAATTTTTTATCCACAACTCATAACCACCTTATTCGCGGCTCAACTCGCAAACCAATTCCTTTTTTACCGATTAAAAAAGCATCGCTAATATCATCGTGCGAACCGCGCGGCAACATTAAAATCTCATTGATAAATTCCGTCATATTGTCCAGCAAATAAATTTTTCCGTTCTCAAACAACGGCGCTAATTCCTCTGCAAATCTTTTTGTCTTGTTTGTTGTTGTTTTAATTCCTTCAATCGGCAAATTAGTTTGCTTTATTAAAATCTGAACTGTATCCGCCTGAAACGCATTGTCCTCAATCCTGATTTTTTTCAGTCCTTGATAATACTGCGCCGTCTCAACAATCTTTTTTAATCGGGTCGCAAAATCAAATCTGCCGCGCACGACATTTCGGATATAGTAGTCGCCGTTTTGTGTCACGCGAAACACTACCCCTGCAAAAAAGTCGCTGTCAAAATCTTTGCCAACGCTCAAATCAAATCCTGCATAGTCATCGCCGTCTGGCAAATCCTGCGGCTTGTAAAACTTCAACCATTCCTTTTTAATCATCTCGCCGATAATTTTTATCGGCATATTGCAATACTCCTTCAAAAAAAACTTCTCGCCAAACTGATAACTGATTTCCTGTTTGCGCTCCATCAATTTTTCCCAACTCCATTTTTCTGGAAACAGCGTTATCTTTTTTTCCTCATCAACGATTGCCGAGTATGTTTTGAGCAACCACAATTTCGGGTCAAGCGCTTGAAACAAATCATCATCGCGTTGCAAAGTGCCAACCACAATGATTTGAGTTTCTGGCTCTGCCAACGGCAGAATATCGCCAGCATAACGCTCAATTGATTTTTTATTTTGCTCATCGGAATATAAAACCGATGTATCAATCGGGTCATCTAAAATTATCAACTTCGGGTGTGCGCCTCTGATGGCACTCCAAAATCCCTGCGCGTAAATCGTTGAACCATTGCCACAACGCAATTCTGTTTTATTCCAAAAATCTACGCCTTTGCCTTTGCCCAAATCCTCTAAAAACGGACTGCGATAAATTGTTTTTTTTATCCTGTCTAAAATCTTGACTGCCTGTTTGTCTGTTTTTGAAAAAATGTAAATCTCATCGTCGGGGACATAATGCAGGCGCAATAACGGATAGCAGATTGAAAAATAAAAAGTTTTCAAATGGTCGCGCGGCGCTAATATGCGCAGGCGCGTTTTACTCAATAATAAATCCCACTCCTTGTGCAAATCGCCTAACTTCCAATCCTTGCCGTCTGGCTCATACGGATAAATCTGCTCGGCGATAAAGTCCGACAGATTGAAACGATAGCGCGCCTCATCAAGTTCCGACTTCGGGATTTTTGCTAATTTTTTCAACAATTGCTCTGGCATCGGCTTCTGGCATCTTTTTTAATAAATCATAAAAACTCTCGCCGCCTTCAGTTTTCAAAGTTCCTAACTTTCGCTCAAAAATTCCAGCGTCCATTTTTCGCTCAATCAATGAATTACGCGTATCAAAAACCGCTTTAAAAGCGGCTATCTTATCACGCTGACTGCTGGTTTTGTCCGTGATGATATCCCACATATCCGTTACCAACACATCAAAAATTCTGGTTAAATCGCCTAAATCCTTTTGTATTTCCGAACGATTGATATTTTCAATTGCCTGCCTGTCAATCTTTTTTTTCAGTTTCAGAATGAACGCTATGTCGTATCCCAAAACGCTCGCCAAACGACTGCCTGATATTCTCGGCTCACGAACCATTAAACGGCGCATACGCGCCATAATTAACTCTTTTGCCTCATCGCTGAACGCTGGCATAATCTTATGTTATTTTTTGTTTTATTACGCTTAAATAAATTTAAAACAATTCGTTTTGCTTCGGCTCTTTTTGCCGCAAATCGTTTGCCTCATCTGCCCAGACATTGATATTTATATCGTGGTTTTCCAATTGGCAACCTTCCTCAATCCAATGCTTCCAGCTACGCTTCAAAATCCTGCCGCGTTTCGTGTGTTTATCCAGCGCATAGTCGGGTATTGTCAATCGCCAGTTTTTTAAATCGCGCCTCAAGCGAACAACCCCTTGCAAATCATCGGCGGCTCGCGTCTTTTTGCTCTGCGTCAAATATAAAATCGCGTTAGCAAGGCATAGCCGCGCGCTCCCGTGACGCTCATCTTTTAAAAAGTCATCAAACTCTCGCGCCAGCGTATCAATTAAAATTATCGCCTGCGGATTGGCAATGCCGATATCCTCATTGGCGATAACCTTCAATCGCTTCCAGAGATAGCGCTGAAAATTACTCTCAAAAAGTTCCAGCGCCCAGTAAAATGCTTCCTCTGTTTTGCCACGCCTGATTTCCTTTTGCAAGGCGCTGATGACCTCATCAAGGGGGTGATTATTTTTTGTGATGGCTTCAAAGCGCTTTTTTGGCTCTATAAAGCCGTTTGTAGCGTTTATCATATCCTCAATTTTATCACCCTTTTGTCTCAATGTCAAGCGATTGTCAACTGTCGCCGATGTCTAACAACTGCTGTCGCGGCACGCTAATCTTGATTGCGATTGTGCCTTTTTCCTTTTTAAATCCGATTGCGCCGCGCCACCGCTCTTTTAAAACATTCAAATCAATCCTGTCGCTCGCTTCTGTCCTGATTGATGCGCTTCCGCCTGCATTGTTAAACCGCTCAATGATAAACGCAAATCTATTGTCAACGAACAAAAATCTTTTTTTCGCCAGCACCTTCAATGAAAAATCAATGTCCACTCTGGTTTTGCGCTCCGTGTCAAATCTGATATCGCGCCCGATAATCCCGAACGCACTCCCGACCCAAGTGTTTAGCACAAACGGCTTCTGCGGCATAAACTTCCTTGTATCCCACGCCTGACTGAACCCATAAGCGTATGCGCCGATGTCCTCTGCTATCTGATGGCAATTATAAATCACCTGTTTAATATCATCTGGCTCTGATATTGTGCGACCTCTCATTCCGACATTGCACCACAATCTTGTTGTGTCATCGTCCAGAAAAAAAATATCACCCTCAACATTATCTAAAATCCATTGGCGTTTTTTTCCTAATCCGACCACATCGCTTTTATGCAAAATGATTTCCTCATCTCTTAAACCCCACGCTTTGTATTCGTCCGCTTCGTCCTCGCCGATACAAAAATAAAATCCGTCCTCTAAAAGATTGCGCAAATTTCCAACGCTATGCGGACGCTTGCGGCTCGGCACGATTATCTTTAACATAATTTTTTTCCACTAATTCTAAAAATCTTTTGCCGTCAACGCCGCGTCCCAACCCGACTTTTTTCCTTTTGCCGAATACAAACGCCTCTTTTTTTAATTCCAGCAGTTCCGCCGCGCGCATAAAATCAAATTGATTTTTAAAAAAAAGCACTACATAATCGTAATGCTCATACGGCAACAATTCCAACTCTTTTGGCAATATGTCTGCCTCTGCTAAATCATTTTTGGCTTCGCCTTCTAACCTGCGCCTGATTTCGCCTAACGCCAGTTTATCAAATAAATCTGGCTCTTTTATCTCAATCCTTGTCAAAATGTCCAGCGCATTTTTATCAAACTCGCCTCTGATGGCAGGATTGTTGATTGCCAGCATCAACTTTTGCTCATCGTCCTCGCTCAACTCAACTACGCTCACCTCAATTTCGTCCTCATCTTTTAGCTGGTTTTTTAAAATTTTCAATCGCTGATTTCCGTTTAAAACATTGCCCGTTGTCTGGTTATAAATTATCGGCTCAACATAGCCAAACTCATCAAGGGACGCTCTCAATCCTTCCAGCGCCAAATCTGATATCTGGCGCGGATTTTCCGCGTTGACGACCAAATCCTTCATTTTTAATTTAGTTATCTGCATACATCAAATAAAATATGATAAAAAATAAAAGCAACTGTCGCAACTGCCGCTCCGAACAGGAAAAAAAACAGACATCTTTGAATTTGGGTTTTCTCTGACATTACGCGAGGGCAGGAATTGAACCTGCCTAACCTCGCCTTGCTCGCGATGGCGGCGACACTATTTTTTCGTGGTTTCGTGCCGCCGTTTTAAAATTTTAGTTAGGCGGCTATCTACTCTGGTTTTTTTTCGCCTTCCTCTGCTTCGCCGCCTTCCTCTGGCGCTTCGCCTTCAACTGGCGCTTCGCCTTCTGGTTTTTTTTCCTCATCAATCATTTTTTTTATTACTTTTATTTTAACTTTTTCCTCTGGGATACCACCGACCTTTTTGCCTAATAAGACAGACAAATACTCTTTGTCAATCTGGCTATTTTCGTAGTATCCTTCCAGCATCGCTTTTATTTTCTCATTCTGCGGATTTTTTTTATTGCGCGCTTTTATCCTCACCTTCAAATACTCAACTGGCGGCTCGCTCACCAAACCCAGCACCCAATTCAGAGTATAACCAATGATGGTAAAAGTAGTCGTGTCCTGCGCTTTTAGCAACATTGATGCCGAACTGTCCTTTGTCCTATCAATTGTCACCAACCGCAAAACCTTCCTCTGATGTAGTTTTTCTAATTCACGCCTAATCTGCAACAGATTTTTTGGCTTCGTCCTTAACCTGCCATATTTATAATCGTAAATTTTGGCTCTTAACTTATCAAAAAAATTCATTTTGCGATTAAATTTATTTATCCAGCCATTGCAAAATAACTCCGATGACTAAAATTATTGCGCCTGCAATGACAAACACTTTGCCTAACTCAAATACTGGCGCAACTAACATTAACGCTAATCCTGTCCACGATAATTTTGTTCCAACGCTTCTCATAATTTTTAAAAGATGTTTATTTTATTTTTTACCCGACCTTTATTTAATGACGATATACTCGTCAATTTCCTTATGCTCTGGCAGATACAACGCTTCCAACAACTTCCTTTTAATCCTATAAACATCAGTTTCAATCCCTTTTGTTTCCTCTAAAGTTATTTTGCCATCGGCATACCACACTTTAAAATCGCAATAGTAGCGGCAAATCTTGATGCCATTGGCTATCAAGTCAATTGGTATCTGCCGTTCCCACTTTACAACCTTGCCTGCTTTTTTCAGCATATCCAGATGTTGCGCGTGTCCTGCTTCCAGTTTTGACGCGTAATAATAGCCATCATAAACAGAACTCTTGTTATGGTATTTGCTTTTTGTCTGAAACCAAGTCATTCGCGCGGCGCGTATTCGTGGCTGTCCGTTCCGCCGTGATGGACGCAGTTTGTCCGCCCGACCACCATCACTCCCTTGCCTTCCAGTTTGTCGCTTCCGCAGGCAGGACAATGCAAATCGCCTTTTTTCCCGTTAGTCAAAAAATCAAAGCCGCAAGTCGGACATTCAAAATCCATCATTTGCAGACAATTCTGCATCTGATAAAATTTTTCCTTGTATGCCATTTTTTTATTGTTAATTTTATTCTACCGACCAAATTCTATCCATCGCCATTTGAAAAATGGCAAAACTTTTTGCTTTTAATTCCTGACCTTTTTCCTTTGACTTCCTTAAAATAAAATCAATATCTCTTAAATTTTTAATATCTTTGTTGTGGATAATCAAATTATCTCTGAACGCACCACCCTGCGCGTCCTCATCGGGATAAAAACTGACAAAGTATGTTGTAAAATTTTTACTCATAAAGTATCTTTTATTTCCTCTGCTATTTTTTTTGCCTCATTCATTCGTTTTATAAACTGTGCCTTTGTTTCCTTTTTTCTAAATCTATCGGCAAACGGACAACCTGCCCAATGCGGCGAATATCCTTTTTCTGTCCGCCCGTCCTCTGTCACAATCGTAGTGATTTTTAAATCAACTGGCATCTGTTTGTTGTTTTTTGTTTTTATCCAGCCGATTTTTTCACCGCACGCTTGGCAATGTCCTTCTGTCATAGTTTTAATTATTAAAAAGATAATCAGCCGACAGCACTTCCGTAAAATCTCTGTGTAGCTTATCAAACCTGCAAAAATGCGCTGGCGCTTCACAGTCCGTCCTGATTGGCAGGCGCTTCACTTCCTCGCCAGTTAGCCAACCCTTCAATTGCGCCTCACCATAATACGGCGCATCAAAAATCAAAACTGCACAATAAAAATCTTTGTATCCGTATTTTAACGCCTGCTCTTGATTATAAAAAAATCCAGATGACGCACACTTTTTAGCGTCCCACACTTTACCCCAGATATCACAATCGCCTTTGTCTGGCTGTCCGACATCGTTTGTTAAATCAATGAACGGAATTTTTTGCTCATTCAGATATTTTTGAAAAATCAACTCGCACAGCCGTCCGTCAAACCATCTGTCTTTTTTATTGAACTTTGTATAATTCCGCTCATCAATTGTTGACCCGAACTTGGCGCGGATTTTTTTATCCCACGCGCGCGCCTCTGCTATTATTATATTATCAAACTTGACATACGGCAAGTAAAAATTAGTCATATTGTCCACAGTTTATCAATTTAGTTTTTTGGTAGCGGCAACCATATCCGTTCCAGTCCTTCGTGGCGCTTGCTATTAACATACAGATAAAATCCTTTTTGCTTTTTTCTCTTTTTTTTCCTCATCGGAATTTTTTGAAAAATGTTTTGACAAATGTCTTTGTCCGATAATGCACATCAATCTTTGACACGACCCACTCTCGGCATTTTATCAGTTTTTCTCTGTCATATTTTTTAAACATTCTGGCAATGATTGAAAAATCTTTTTTGAAGTTCCTGAAGTCCTGAAACGCCATCATCGTATCCAGCGCGTCCTGCTGATGCCGCGTGCTTTGCAAATTTTTTGACGCGGCGATTTTTAATTTCAATTTCTCTAAATACCCACTAAATTCAATCATCTTTTAAAATTCAATTTAGGTAATGGTTTTTTATTTTCTAACGCCTGTTCTAAATAAAATTCTGGCACTCCCACTCCTACCCCTTGATTTAGCATACTTTCTAACAATATGCCTGTATTTGCATTTCGCCTAAACTTAATTTTTTTCCCTTTTATATTAAGTATTATCCACTTTTCATTTTTTTCCACTTTTAATTCTGTTTTTTTCATATTTTTATTTTTTAACGATTTAGGTTAGAGCCGAACACAGATTACCTTCAAAGCCGTCTGAACGACTTTTTATTTAGGAATTGATTGACCGCTTTAAATTGTCGGCAATTCCTTTTTTGTCCTGTAAGTTAGGTTGCTTCACGCCCTAACCCCTATTCTCAAAACCGAGACAAAAATTCAATTTATCGGCTTTGACGATTAACGATTTAGGTTGTCGCTTCGCACGAGTTACCTTCGTTATCCAACATTTAATTTACGGCAGGTAGCTGTTGGTTAGCCACTATATCCTGCTATGGCTTTATAAAACAAAAAGTCGCGTCCGACAATTGCAGTTGTTTCTGGACGCGACCCCTTATATCATACTGCAATTGTCATAGTAATTCAATCTGTCTCAATTTTATATTTTTCCACAATAGCTGTCAAACACTCAATTCTACACAGTTTGGGGATAATAAGTGGATAAAGTAAATCCCCGTTGCGCAATTATGTAAAAATCACACTACGGGGATTTGACTTTCCCGTCAGCCACCACTCCGAACAGAATTTTGAATTACTGTGGAGCATAAAGGATTTTATTATTGCAAAAATCCAGAACTCGGACAGTTTCACCAATCCTGCCGCAAGTTCCAGCCGACAGAGCCGCCATTGCTGGCTCGCTTTTATTTTACTCTGCTTTTTGAGTTTTGCGAACGCTGATAAATTCCGTTTCAACTAATTCCGTGCCAGTCGGGATTTTCCCCTGCCGTGCCAATGCTGGCGCGGCGCTAACCTTAAAAACCTGATTAACTCGCGTCTCAACATATTCGCTTGCCATCTTTTGCGACTTCAACCACTTTATCAGTTTAGTTTCGTCAACGATTGATAGCGTCTTACGGCTGGACAACGAAACTGTCGCATCATCTTTTTTGATGCTCTTGATTTCGCTTTGTTTAAAAGCGGCTAACAGTTCCGCTTGTTTTGCATCGCGCGCCAATGCCAAACTCTGATAGTCCGTATATGCCGCGTTCGTTTTTTCACGACACGCTAATAAATCGCTGGTTAGTTTTGATATTTCCTCTATTGTCATATTTTTAATTTACAGTTATCGCAACTGGCTGTTCTGCCATTTTTTCTGATTTTTCAGCGCGGTATTTTTCATTCCACTTTTTGCGCCACGCCCAATTTCGGCACTTAATTGAACAGAACTTCATTTTGTATTTCGGCAATGGCGAACCGCAAACAACACAATTAACTGCGTGTCGTTTTCCATTATTATTGGCAACTTTACCTTCCACTAATCTCTGCACGACAGTATGTTGTTTCTCATCGCATATCTCAATGGTTGCACCATCGGATTTTATTGTGATGTTTAACTTCATATTTTTGTTTTGATTTTAATTTTTATTGCTCTGTCTCTGGCGGAATTGCACTCTCGGCTTCCGCCGCGCCTGCGACCTTTGATTTTATTTTTGTGTCAAATTCCTCAATCACTTCGCTGGCTTTTACCATCGTCAAGTTTTCTAACTTGCCGACATATTTTTCTAAATCGTCCTTTGTCCTGCCTAACTGGTTTAACTGGACATATAACTTCCTCAATTGCGCGCCCGATACCCGTTCCTGCTTAACCTGTGGCTTCAGATTTGGCGCTGTGGCGACCTTCTGCGGCTTGGCTGGTGTTTTATCTGCCTGCGCCATATCCTCTAAATCCTGCGTGAAAAAATCAGACAGTCCGCCCGTCCTCAAAACCGCATCAATCTGCGCTCGCTTCTCGGCGATTTTCAGCGCATTATTGACACTCCAATTTACCTTCTCTGCAACCTGCGCCGCGCCTCTACCTTCGCCGATAATCTCGCTGGTTTTTCTGTTCAGCAATTCGCACTTCAACACAAAATATCCTTTTTCAAAATCCTGATGCTCATAACTGAAAACTGGACGCAAATTAAAAAGAGAGCAAAATTTTTCCGACCCTGCTTTAAACAATGTCGGCTTGCTCTCATAAATTGCGCCCGTGCGCGACTTCATCTCAATTGTGCCATAATCAATCCCTTCAACCATCTGGTCTTTGATGTATGCCGCAACAATCTGGCGTTTCTCTTTTTCTAATTTTACAAACTCCTCTAAATCTTTTGGCGTTTCAGTCCAACCCTTGACAACCTCATCTGTTTTTGCCATACTCAAATTAGGTTTTGTTTTCATATTTTTGCACGAAACCGCTTGTCTCTCTGGCAGGCGGTTTTGTGTTTTTAATAATTATTTACTGCGCTTTAAATTAAGCACGATATTCCTGTGCTTGTTTGGGACGACCTTCACTTTGCCCTGCCGCTCCAGTTCCAGCACTAATTGCCTTGCCCACTCGCGGCAGATGTCAAACCTCTGTGCTATCTCAAACAATGTCGGCATATAGCCGTTGTCCTCAAAATAGCCCAACAGGTAACTCCAAACATCTAAAGCGCTCTTTTGTCTTGGTAACATTTGCTTTATCATATTTTTAATTTTATCCTTTTTGTCTATGGTTTGTCAAGTCCAGAACGACCATTGCTCGCGACTTTTGCGGATATCTAAAAATGTAATCCTTGATGACCAGATGCTTCACTCTGTCGTGTGCCGAACTGGACGAATTTAATTTAAAGCGCCTGCAAATATCATCTAAACTCGGCGCATATCCGTTCCGCACAATGAATTTTTTGATGAACTCCAGCGTCTCAAATTGTTTTTTGGTTAGCGGTTTTTGCATAAATTTTTTAATCGCTCAATTGTCTGCAACGACCTTTTATAATGTCCTGCCTTTTTATCGCCGACCACATACCAGAACCTTCTGCCTTTTTTCAGATTATTGACTGTCTTATTTTCAAAAACCAATCTGGCTTTTAATTCAACCAAATCTTTTGGCAATTGTCCGCGTTTGACATCAAAACCAAACTCCTCGCGGTATGCGCGCGCGCTCGCGTAGCCGTGCCGTTGAACAGCGTGGCTTCCTATCTGGCGATACCAACGACCACAATGCTGGCATTGTATCCGCTTATCTGGCGGCAACTTCTCAATCCGCGCCGTCCAGCGTTCGTTTTGCCAACGATTTTGGTAGCCGCGCCAGCGTTTGTTGATTGCCTTCTGTCTGCATCGGCGCGAACAATAGCGTCTAAATCTATGCGACAACTTCACGCCGCAAACCTCGCAGTATTTCCTGAATGGAACGCTAAAACATTTACCCATAATTTTTAGTCCTGATAAATTTCCTTTGCCGCATAGACATACAGCATCTCTGGATTATCTGGAATATGACCACTTTCGGGGTCGCTGTATCCCTGTGGATTTTGCCGTATCATCTTAACCTCTGAACGAAAATCTTTTTTGTCCGTGAGCATTGCATACCAAAAATTATTACTACCGACTATCAAATAGACAGTCGGATTTTTGGCTCTATGCCACTTTTTTCGTTTTGATTTGACCATAAATTTTTATCCTGTTTATTCTGGCAGGAACGACCACCGCCCAATTGCAGTTGTCGCAACAACGACCATCGTTGATTGGCTCGGCGTTATTGCCAAACCCTTCGTATTCTGCCTGACAGATTGAACAGATATTTTGTTTTTTTATTTTTTTGTTTGCCATATAATTTTTACTTTATACGATTTATTTACATCGTCCTCAAATTCGCACTTTGCATCACCGACTTTACTGACGGCATCTGCAAACCGCGTTGCTCTTGTAATTCGTGTCATATTTTTGTTTTAATTTTAATTATTGCGACCTTGCCGTTGCCGCCGTAAAGCGGCAATAGGACAGGCAACAATTAGCGTCTTTGATATTTGCTGGTAGCTTTTAAATACTCCTCATCAGATATCGGCTCAATGCAATCTGTCTCAATGAACGGACAGCCGAATGTATGCGCCGTCACATTTTCCCAGCTTGCGCCGTCATAATGCGCCCAGTCAACAACAATTATATCGCCAATATCACCGACAAAACACTTTTTGATTAACCTGTATTGTTTGTTATCTTGATACATATTTTTTTGTTTAATTATTATAAACTCACCATTGCCGCCACGCGGCGGCAAGGCGTGAACTTACAATTTAGTCAATGCAAGTCATATACGCGTCCTTGTCCTGCTCCAGAATAAAATATCTAACTCTGTCAAAATCGGAAACTCTTACTTTCGTGTCACCCGTTTCGTATTTATCATTCGTGCTATAAACCCAATTGATTAAATACGCTATCAGTTCCGTTGTGACACAACTGCCACCGCCGAAGCGGTTATTAACCTCAACATTTTTTTCGCTGTTGTCCAGCGCGGCATAATTTATGCCAACTCTGTTGAAGGTATTTATCACAGATTGTTTTATCATATTTTTTTATCTCATCGCGGCAACGCGCGTGGCGTGCCAGCAATGGTTATTGTATAAAAACCCTTTGCAAGTGCAGAATACTTTGCCGTTTTTAAACCTTTCTGTGGTATAGTTTCTGCGCTTGTCGGAACGGCTTTTATATTTGATGGTTTTTTTAGTCATAAGATATAGGATAGGCGCGACTTTTTTATGCTTATATTAGCCGTCTTATCCTATATCTATGCTATCACAGTTTTACTCCTTTGTCAAGGGTTTGTCCAGTCCTTAACTCATTGAAGCAATGCGAACCCTTATCGGCTTTTGGCACTTATCGCAATGAGTTTCAATCTCAAACCGCAAAATTTGACCTTTTACGATACCTAAAACATTTGAGGTGATAAGGTAGCGCGTCCAAGTTTGGCAGTCATCGTGATATAAAAACAGGTTTATTCCTGCGCGCGGCTCTATGGTATCGGCGCTCAAGCCGTGTCCGTTATCCTCAACGACATTAACCTTGCCATCGGACATAATTGTCCTTTGTATATTCATTTTTTTGGCACTTATAGCCGAACTACATTGATGCGCAGTTGTTTGACTTTTTTCCTGCCAACTTCCTTGCGGAACTGTTTGTGCGCGCGATTAACAGCCACTCCTAAATTGGTGGCGTGTTCGCGATACTCAAACTCCTTCGGGTATGGCAGGTCTGCGCTGATGCGGACAATAAAGTGCATCATAATTTTGTTATTTTTATATTTTTTTAACGACCTTTTATGGTGTCTCTATTTCTATTGTATCACAGTCCAGAACCTTTGTCAAGTCCTTGTCAAGTCCGACTATTACAGAAACAACAAAAAAATGCGATTTTCACCGCATCTTTTTGTCCTATCTGTTTTTAAAACTAAACCTTCCTTGCTATGCCAAACTTCGCAACGGCGGAACGCAATGTCGCTAACCCACCAAATCCCAGTATGCCAAAAATGATTTCTAACACGGCTTTATCAATCCAACCCAGCAAATAAATCGCCATTGCCACGCCCCCCAGAATGGCAAGGATATAAGTTTTTTTACCTGATAAATACTCAAACATAATTTTTAATTTTAACTGATTAGTTTGAGGATTTGATATTTTATAATCCGAACAAATCGCGCAATCTGTCTTTTTGCACCAACGGATAAATTCTGTATCCGTCAAAATATGTATCCGCTACTTCTCGCGGAACTCCTTGTAATCCCTGCATCTGCAACGCCGCTAACTCCACTTCATCGCCAATGTTAAACGCAATTTTTAAACTCGGATAAGTCAAAAATTGCTCTTTGCCTAAAATTACATAGTCCATAATTGTTAGTCGCCAATCATCGGGTAAATCCTCAAAGGACATACCTGCCTGAATTGGATAACTGTTAGATAATTTACGATACCTGTCACCCCACCAATTTAAAACGCCGATATAATTCTCTGTCCAGTCCCAGAGCAAAACGGAATGATACCAGTCATTCCTGCCCGTAAATTGGACAATCTGGTCATAAGGTTTGACCCAATCCGTATTGTTGCCGCCAATGGCAATTGGTATCGGCTGTCTGAAACAAGCGGATTTTAAATTATCAAGTCCCGTTGAAACAAACGAATAATTTTTGATGCGGTATATCTGCGCATTGTCTTTGCCTTCTGGCGTGACAGCCGAAACATCTAAAAATTTATTAGCACCGATAGTCCAGTCATTCGGACAATAACTATCCTCTGGTATGCCATAGTTTCGTTGCCAGTCCGCACTCTCGCGGTATGACCTGCCGCCAGTTCCGCCTGCTGTATTGCCGTAGCCATAGCGGAACGACAATTTCTCATCTCTGTTTTCCTGCCGTGAAAACCACTCTTGCAAGGCGGCAATCGTTGCCCAGACACAGCAATTGATGCTGTCCTGAAACGGAATATAATCTGGCACAGGACGCGAAAAAGATGGCGGCGGCGCTTCTGCCACAATACCAATTAACCTATCCCAACTCGCGTCTCTGATGTCTGGCAAATCTGGCTTCCAGCCAGTCGCCATCGGCTTAAAAACTGTTTTTCGTATAGGCATAATTTTAAAATTAAATTATCTGCTCTTTGCGCCTATCAAGTCGGCACGACCAATCCCGACCTAACAGGCGTTTGAGGTATCAAATCCTCTAAAGCGCCAACCCTCAAGAGGCGCAAGGAACAGACAATCATAATTTATTTCGTATCCAATCAATCAAAAAATTTATTGCCGTTGATAAAATGAAAACGCCTGCGGTTATTCCCACTCCAATTTTGCCAAAAACAATATCGTGTTTTGCCACTTTTTCACAGACAGCCGCAATTGTGCCATTTTGTTGCACTAATTTTTTTTCAATGTTATCTACTTTCGCTTTTATCGCGCCAATGTCGGCTATCTGCTGAACATTTATATCAAAAAGTTTTCGCACTAACTCATCAGATTTTCCATTCATATAATTCCCAGCGTTTTGCCAATCACATAAACCAAATCTTTGACTTCTGCGTTTGACAAATTACCTGCTTTTTTATCCTTCAGATTGGTTTTTAGCATTTTTGCTTTGCTGGCAATTTCCTTTTCTGCGTCATTTTCCGCAATCATTTCTATTGCGCCACCCTGTAAAGTTATTTTTCGCATAGATTTTAATTTAGGTTATTAAACTATTGCCTAACTCTTTTGCTTTGGCGTTTCCCCAATCGTTATGCTCATAAGCAATCCAATCAAAGTAATTATATTTTCCTGAACCCGCATATAAAATTAAAGTAAGATGCGATATTCCAGTTCCGTTAGTCCTTTCAAATACAAGTTCGCTACTCCAAGTTAATCCGTTATCAATTGAAACTTTAAAACACCTTTCATTTAATCCTTCAAAAGCAGGCGCGCCAGAACACCTAAATTTTATTGCCAATTTAATCCAAGTGTCCGAAGCGTATGTGAAACTGTCAATCTGTAAATAGGATGCTGTTAATCTGTCGTAATATCGGATTGTTCCGTCACTATTAAACTGAATAATAACTTCGGTTTGATTGTTGTTGTTATTAAGCAATTCAAGGACAGGCATCGTGCCGTCCGTATTCAGGGTTTTTTTAATCTTGATAAATAAAAATCCGCAATCCCTGTTTATAATTGACCGAGTAATTGTTTGTGCGCCAGACGGCTGATAAACCTGAACGCCCTTTGTGCCTTCATAAAT